AAAACTGTCCTTCCTTGGCCAAGTGCCCAAGAAATTCAATCGCATTACGCCGCCTCAAGATCTATCAAGGCGGCAAGCAATACGTAAATGTGAACAACTGTATACTGAAGCGCGTTACTTTTTCCCTTTTGAAAAATGTCCCACTGAAGTTCGTTGTGTTGAGTTGTTTGATGAAGTGCTTGATGAGTGTGATGGTTCATCGTCTGCGGGTCAATGGTACTCGTCGCGTGGAATGCACACAATTCGGGAAATTCGTGAAAAACCTGAATGGAAAAACGTTGCTCGGCAACGTTACTTGGAGCTTTGGCGTTTGGTTCGTGAAGGCAAACAATTGCCTAAACCAGTCATTCGCCTTTTTGGCAAGGGGGAGCCACACAAATTGAAGAAGATCAGGGAGAACCGCACGCGGTTGATATGGGCGCTGGATCTCGAATTCCAGCTCCTGCATCGTACCGCTTTTGGAGCTGCCTTGGCCATGGAGCAGGAGAAACACGAATTCGTCCCGACAAAGGACGGACTCTCTTTGATCCGTGGTGGAGCCAATCGTTTTGTTTCGGACATTGATGATGGTACAGACAAGATAGGAGACCGAGATTTGGAGTCCTGGGATTTATCCGCGCCTGCCTGGTTGATGAGAGACGAGAATGAAGTGCGAAAGCGCCTCTGTCTCAACCCGTCCCAGTTCTCGCACGAGCTCATGGATCGGTGTCTGGAGAGTCTCTTGCAAGTGGAGGTGGTTTTTTCGGACGGAACCCGTCTTGAACAAGTTGAGCCTGGGATTGTTAAATCTGGCTCCTTTATCACCTTGAGTGGCAATTCGCGCATGCAAGTGCTCTTGAAAATTCTATATTGCGATGAAAAGTGTGGGGGTTTTGTGGAACGCTGGCATAGAGTTGCGGCGGTCGGAGACGACTCGCTGGAGCGAATGCATGGCGTTGTGCCCACTGACTTCCAACAATGGTTGACAAATCATGGGTTCAAATGCAAGGACTTTAATGTGGGCAGGATGTCAGAAATGACGTTCTGTTCGCATAAGTTTGTGAAGCATGGACCGGTGTGGGTGCCGATTCCGACGAATTGGCTGAAACACCAGTTTGCGCTCTCTTGCAAGCCGAAAGGCAACTTGAAGTATTTCCGTGAACAATTGTCTTCCCTCATGCTTGAATACGCTTTTGATGATGACGTTTTTGGACAATTATCTTCGACTTTAGCTAAGGTGGACCCCTCGTACTCTTTTTCACAGGAGTGGGTGAAGGAGTTTGTCCTCGGCTTTGAATCAAAGCCGAAGGGCTCTGGCAAGCCAAAAGTCCCTAGCGTCCTCCCACGGCCGTTGTTTGCTGGTTGGTTTTGTTTTTGGGTTTGGATGCTGCTGTGTTTTACTACATGTGCAGCTCAACCCTTGCCACAACAACTGCTTGTAGCAGCGCCCGTGTTTGTTCCGAATGGGTTCTACCCTGATCTGGTGCTCGATGTGTTTGGATATTTTTCCACGCTTGCCGGCATTTATTTCATGGTCCAGGGCCTGATCGCTGGTGATTCCCAGCGTGTTTCTTTTGATACACTGGAGTATACGCCACAGTACGTAAACTCCTCACTCGATAAAGAACGACCTTTTGGTTTCGCACAACCTGTTTTTGGAC